TGCATTAATTGAAACACCAGTATAACCAGTATCAAAAGTGGTATTTCCTGGAATTACTTTGGCTCCCTCTTTAAATATATGAGAACCAAACTGTTCAATTTGATTTTGAAGAATTGACTGTAGTCCTGTCAGTTCCCTCGCTTGAACAGGGTATCCAGGTTTAAACAGAACCTTATAATAATCATTTGATGAATCAAAATCATCAAAATATGGTGATACATTGAGGTTGGTTTGTTGCGCCATGGTTTATTAGAACTGCAGTATAATTTTTATGTCTTCTTTTTGGTTTGAAGATCTTGTAATAGCTGGTCGGTTGTCAATATAAATTATATCTCCAGAATATTTTTTAACCTCTGGATTTGACAAACCATTTGTAAATGACTGTCCAAGGTAATATGTTCTATTATTTAGAGTGGTAGAGAGACCGCTAAATGTAGTTGAAATACTTAATCCAGAAGTCGTTCCTGCGATGCTAAAAGATCCATTTCCACTTATTGCAGTAGAGAATCTTTCCAATTCAAATCCGTATGTTGGAGACGTTTGTGACGTTCCATCAGTGTTAAATCCCGCAAGAGTTCTATCTTGCCAGTATTTTAAAACTCCAGTAACCTGGTCATAACTTATAACCCTACCTATTGCAGTAACACCAGTTCCTACTGTCTGGGTGATAGTTGAATCTGCAGTAAATGTTGCCGAACTATATCCGGTTCCAACTAACCTCATTGCATAAACTGCACTGGCTTTTGATAAGGAAAGATTTGCCGTGGAATTGTATGACTTAGGATTTTTTACAATGCCAATTCTAGAAATTTGATTTCCTGTGATAAAATCAGGATTTTCATCATCATTTTCAATTCTTGCATACATAAGTGCATTTTTAGCACCCAATTCTCTGTAAATATCTTTTCCATGTCCACCAGGTGGAGAAATTATAACTTCAAGACTTGGATTAGCCGTTCCGGTTGGAACGTTTCCTGCAACTAAATCAACACTACCAAATGAATAATTTTTACCTGGATTTGAGATTGTGACACTATCAACTTGTTGATCATTGTTAATGACTACAGTACACTCAGCATCACTCCCATCTCCTTTGATGGGAACTCTAGTATAAGTTCTATTTGCGGTTCCTAATCCAACACCTCTATTGTTTACAATAACTGTTTTGATACTTCCATCAATAGCATTATCTCTTACAGAGGCATGCTCAGTGCTAGTTTCCCAATTTAAAGGAACTGGCATATATTCAGTAGAATCAAATTTAATTAAATCAGATGGTTTTATCGTATAAAGGTACTTCCAAACATATCCATCTCCACTTGTCCCAGCAGATCTTGGTTCTAGATCAGTAAAGGTTGGTTCGTCTAGAGATGGTCTTCCATTTGGATTTTCTGGATCTGTTCCATTATCTAAACAAATATACACTCTAAAATCACTATTAATCGCATAATAATTTGCAGAATACAATGAAGTACCATTAGCATTTCTTGGAATATTTGATATACTATAGTCATGTCTATAGTAATCATAAGTTGTTCCAGAATTCCAACTTACCTTTCTGATGACAAGTTTAATGTCCTCTGAGGTAATTTTTTTCATAGCGATCATGGTATCCCATGTATCGTTAGTCTGACTAAAATTGTCCACAGGGCTGGGAGGATCATCATCCCAATCAGATTGTATATCTGTCGGGTTTGGTAATCCAACAAAAGCATAGTATGAGTTATCAGATGTAGTGACGCCAGAAACAAAATTCTTTGCGTTTAAAATTCTAATCTGATCAGTTATAATTGCAGCCATTTTGAACAGGATTTTTCTTTATTTAGTATGAATTAGGTACTATAACTTTTGACCTTTAGTGATTTTTGTCTGATCACAACAGGGCCTGTTTCAATTCCAGTAATACCATTTGAAGTATTTACTGTATATGATTGATTTTTATTTCTATCCGTAAGGAGCAGTTTGCCCCAACTATACTCACCATAGAAACTAGCAGTGGATAATCCAGTTAATCCATTCAAACTATTTACACTGACAACAACTTGAGTTACTGTAGTTAGTCCAAAACCAATGGCATCGGTTGATACTCCAGTAGTAACATGTGCCGCTCTATAAACTCCATCCATAAAGGACGTGCCAACGCCTACAACGCCGTTGTTTTCGTCTAAGGAGGTTACACCATGACCAACATTTGAATTTCTAATAACAAACAGATCACCAGTAGCAATTCCACTTGCAGATATTGCGGATGGTTGGGTAATAGCAGCATCTCTCAAGAATGAATCGGATGGAATAACAAGATCAAGAACAAGTCCAGTAACAGCAACACCTGCTATAGATGTTGTACCAATTCCGGTTATAATTCCAAAATCACCCGAATAAGCATCAATTGTATTTGTCTCAATTACGAAGGTTGGAGGTCCAATCAATACTCTAGGATGAGTTGTTTGTGCATAACCAATTCCACCCGTATCAACAGAGATAGAAGTTACAGATCCCCCAGAGATAGTCGCTGTAGCGGTTGCCCTAGAGGTTGTTCCCAACCCAACAGGATTCTGTATGGTTACGGATGGAGCACTAGTGTAACCCTTACCACCGTCTGTAATGACTATTGATGTAACTGTTACACCAGTTCCAACAACTGCCGTTGCAGAAGCTCCTACGTTCTGGGGATTATCTACAAAAACAATGTCCTTTTGGAAATTAGTGTTAACTTTATTTTCATTCTTAGCATTGAAGAATGGTTTTACATTATCAACACTAACAATTGTAGATCCAATTCCAACAGATTTAATTATATGAGTTGATGGGAAGATTCTTGCATTATAAAGATCTCTGGCCTTACTAATGTTCTTACCAGCAACAATTCTATCTTCAGTCTGTCGGCACCATGTAACAGGTCTCAACATTCTAGTTAGATCACTAATACCGCCTCCAGAATATGGATTTGTATCAACAGAACTTGAGGATGTTATCTCAGAAACTGTACGTGCATCTTCCTGTAAGAATTTATCTTGATTTATATTCAAAGGTGTTTGCTTCAGTTTTCTACTGTATCCAATAGTAAGATCATCACCAGTCTTTACAGTTTCAATAATGTCTCTGTCAACAACATCAGCTCCACCAGTTCCTCTATAGAAAATTAATTTAAAGGTATCACCTGCTTTAGGTGCCTCTTCAAAACTAAAGTTACTTCCTCCAGTGAAGAAATATGATTCTTCAGGAACCTGAAGAATATCATTAACAAAGAGTAATAAAGTATCTTGAACTTTTACAAGTGATCCAGGTGCAGATTGAATAGAGAAAGAATTTCCATTTGCACTGATTGGGAATGTCTTCGTTACTCCATCAAACAATGGAGATACATCATCAAGAACTTGAAGTTGTCCAATGGACCATGCTACAAATGTATCGGAATCAACTTCTAGAATGTCAACTTTAAATTCTTCAAAATTAGAAGATGCTGTTGTTGGTATTCCAGTTGCACCCCCAGAAGGAATGGTTAAAACTTGACCAACACCATATCCATATCCAGTGTTTGTTATTGAGAAATCTATAACACTAGATCCTTGGCCAACAACCACATCAATGGTTGCATTTAATCCACCTGATCCAGGAGAATCTTCACTATATTGCAGTGGAATATTTGTATAACTATGTGGTGCATCAAAAATAACTTTAAGTAATTGATTTACTTTACCACATCTTGCATAATTGTGAGCTCTAGTGGAAATACCACTATCAACTTCAAAATCAGTGGTGCTCAGAACTCTGAGAACAGGAGTTCCATCATAAGCAGGATCTTGACCACTAGCAGAGTTATTATTCGCTCTAGGTGCAATCAACACTGGTTGTGCGATACCACCAGAGACAAAGAATGTAGGAACAGTGGATACTCCTGCATTAATCGTAAATTGAGTTGCGCTAGCGACTCCGATCACTGAAGCTCCACAATAAATGGGATCAGTCGTTCTAGGATAAGTATGAATACCAGGACCAAGAGCACAATTAAATCCAAGGTCACTTAAGAGAACGTCACTGTTCTTTCCAGTCGTCGAAAGTCCATGTGATCCTATAGTGGTAACAGTCATAATGCCGGTAACATTATTATAAACTGCACTCTGAACTCCAACAGCAGGTGCATAATCACAAGTAAATGCAATACCTGAAAGAACCACCTCATTACCAACAATTAATCCATGTGCAGTCGATGTTGTAATTGTAGTGATACCAGTAATGGAGGAATATCCTACATTTGAAATATCTCTTGGAACATAGAATACTCTGCCATCTGTTACAGCAACTCCGGTGATATGACCATTGGAAATTGCGGCGGTTCCGATTGCAACCACATCAGAGCCATTCAATTTTTCTCTCTGGATTGAAACATTTACGGTTTGTATTCCCGATCTATATCCAGAACCAGTATTTCCAACAGAGATTGATGCGATAGTTCCCGCAGCAGAAACAATTGCAGTTCCTCCAGCAGATACAAGCGGTTGATATCCAAATCCTTCAGATGATCCAACAGAAACAATAACACCACCAACAGGAATATTTGCATTATTTGGATCATAGCTGACAGAACTTGCAGTTCCTGTAAATCTTATACTGGAAATTCCACCAACTTCGGTTAAATTATAATCATAATTATTTCCTGGTCCTTGGAATATATTGTTAATCAATACCACTGCATTATTAGTGGCAACTCCCGTAACGTTAGTTCCATTATCAGTCGTCAGAGAGAATTCTGCATCTTTTCCAGTGAACTGTTGTGCAATATCATCATAGAGATAATTTTCACTGTAGGTCTCTGCTGCAGAATTCTTTACTCCAGATCTAGTGAATACTCTTCCGTTGAAAGAAGATGATGTCACGATTCCAGTCCAGTCTCGTGAGTCTGGAGGACTGTCTGGCAATACAACTGGAGTTAATCCATTTGGTGCTTCGGCAAAGTTTACATAATTATCAACAATGTTGTAACCACCTCTCAGTTTAGTTACTATAGCTCCTGTATCATGACCCACGATTGGAGTTCCCAACCATCCTCTTTGAACTTTAATTGCATTAGTGCTTCCAATACCAACACCAAGAATCTTCATAATCTCGCCAGTGTCTTCTGGACCAACCCGAATATAATCTGCTCCAAAGAATGAAGTCAATCCAACAAATTTTATAAGTTCAGTGTTTGCAATGGCATCGTCTGCCAAAGCAGTTGTAACAGAAGTTCCTGCAACAGGAGATTGAATAATATTGTCAATAGAAAGTATAACTTTTTGATTTTGATTTTTTGCAGTAAAACTATGAGATGTTCCAACACCAACACTGGTAAAATTAAGAGGAACTGCAATTGCTTTAAGAGCATCTTCTGCAGATCGTGCTAATTTGAACTTACTATCACTCTGTTTAATGACAAACACCGATGATGGCAGTTGAGTTGTAGATCCAACCCCAACGAATGTGGTTCTAGCAATACCAATGGCATGAGTTCCAATTCCAGTAGAGGGTTCATATACAAGTTCTTCGCCGGTTACAAAGAAGTGATCAGGTATGGTGATAGTGTCGTTTGATATATCAACAACAGCCGTAGAAGATCCATCAATAACTCTTCTGAATATATCAAGAGTTTTATGTTGTAAATTAAATTGTCTCTTAACAGTATTTTGAGTTCCCGTGTATATTGCAGTTGAGTTTTCAAGTGATGCATTACCAAAATCAAGTTCAGTCTCTCCACCAACAACTCTTCCACCAGGAACTGGAGATTCATTGATCTCTGGTCTCATGGCATTCATGTAAGTTTTCACTTCAATGTTTGCACCAGCATCTGGAGTAAATGTTAATTCAGTATTATTTGAACCGTCTGAAGCTCTTCTTCCACTAATTGTTCCAAGTCCTACGAAAGCACCAGAACCAACTTGAGTATTGCCATATTCCGCGACTTGAACACTTTCAGGAGCTTCATCGTTATAATCATCGATGATCATAACTTCAGAAACCTCATATCTGCCATTTGTTGTATCAGATACCTGAACAAAGACATATGCTGCATCATATTCATCACTATAA